ACTGTACATCCCTGCAGCCTGGCTTTGCATACAGTAGTAGAAACCCTAGGTCCTGATTTAGTTATGATTTATAACGATATGTCTCACTCACGCAAAGGGAGAATGTAAAGGGATGTCTAAAAGGTTTCTAAGTAGGTTTCTGATTAGAACTATCCCTTACCTATTCCCTCTATCCTTTCCCTCTATACCTATCCTTCTAACCCTTACTAGAAGAGAAGCCCTAGTGATGGGCTAATCCTTTGTTTCCGAGATCTAATTGTGGCTACAGAATCAAATGCAAATAAATGCAAAACCTAGGGTTTGTCCTAATTACCAGCTACTCAAGATCTGATACCCTTTATGGGCACTCAATTGGAGTGTGACTACTTAAAAGGCGTACATATGTCAGACTTCAAAGAAAACCTCATTGATCTTTTAACTGCTATTGCATTGGGCTTGATCCTTTGCTTTGGTCTGCTTGCTTACTTTGACATCCTCGTCAAATAAGCTTTTTCTTTTCTTTTTTTAATAGGCGTAAAAATGACAAACCAAAACCTTACAGACCTCTCAAGGTCAATCAATGCCTCCTCTTATGGAGTGTGCCTTACTGTAGATGGCGAAGATTATTTGATTTGGACAGTTAGAAACCAAAAGCTTATCTCTGAGAGGCTTCCCATGTTCTGCACCAATCAAGATAGGCTTAAAGCCCATTTGGTAGGCTTTTGCTCAAATGTGGGGAAATGATCATGTACTTCATTGAATATACAAAAATCCCCACAAGATATAACAACACTCAAGTCATTGAGACAGTAGATTTATCTAAATTGGTTTGCATTAAAGATCATGGATTTGATAAATTAACTTTTACCAATTATGCAAATAGATCTTTTGATGCCTTTGGAGTTGTTATTGAAAAGATTTACAAAGAGGATGAAGAGAATAATCAAATCCATATCCTCTATCAAGATCGTAAGCATTTTGGAGAATCTCTAAGAAATATTCTCAGGGCAGCCCCCACAGAAATCCTCATTTAATAGGTGTTAATCATGGAAAAACTAACTATTACTATTCAAGTAGACAAGGCTTATGGAGGCTATCTCTTTTATCCTGTATGCGATAAAGCAAAAACATTTGCAAAGCTTGCAAAAACAAAAACCCTCTCTTATGACGCTATTAAGCACATTAAAGAGTTAGGTTATGAAGTAGTTTCTAAAGACATCAAAAACCCTTGGGAGGCATAATGACTAGATCAGTTAAAAAAGATAAAAGACATCCAAAGATTATTAATGAATGGATGATCTATGAAGGCATTAATGAGATTAATGATGTCTTTGGAGTATTGGTAGCTTTTAAAGCCTATATTAAAAGTGACGATTTTAATAAATATCAAGCAGAAAAGATTGTCTCTTCTATTCAATCATTACTTTGCCATGGTACTGCAACAATTGAAGAGTGGATGGATATTGATGAAGGGGACGCATAATGAGAATTACAGAAAAAGCAAAAGCTTTGGCTTATCACACATCAGGGGCATATTCTTATGATGCATATAAAAATTGGGATGCAGTTATTCAAATGTGTTTAGATCTTGGATATTCTGAAATGGAAACTGAGGCTATTGTCAGATCTAAATGGACAAGATGGGCTTGTGATAGTGATACTAACAGGGGTGGCAGATATGGCTATCACACATCTAATGCCCTTAAAAGGTTTTTAGTAGGTACACCTAAAAAGGAGGTTAACGATCTAGTTTTTGAAACTTTTGGCTATACTGAATAATCAATCATTTAATAGGCGTGAATATGTACAATCCTTACAAATCAATCATTAAAAAAGATGGGCTTATCTATAAAAGTCTTCTAGGTACTGCATCTACAAAGACAGTTAAAGGCGAAAAGATGGGCTTTTTAACTGCAATCCTGTACCTAACCCCTGATGACACCCTTTGTCCCCTTGCAAGGCTTGCAGGATGCATGGAAGGGTGTCTTTATTCATCAGGTAGAGGAGCATTTAATAGTGTGCAGCAAGCTAGAAAATCAAAAACTGAGTTTTGGTATAGCCAACAAAAAAGCTTTTTATTTTCCCTTTGTGCAGATATTTGGGCATTGAGAATAAAAGCCCAAAAAAATAATCAGAAACTTTTGGTTAGATTAAATGGCACCAGCGATATAACTTGGGAGAATTATGAGGTTATTCCAAATAGGACAATCTTTAGTTTATTCCCTGATGTCCAATTTTATGACTATACAAAACACCCTTCTAGAAACTTAGAAGGCAAAACTGCAGGAAATTATGATTTAACTTTTTCATTCTCTAGCATTACCCCAAAACCTATATCAATAAAAGGTTTAACCAATAAAGATAATTCTAGGGTTGCAGTAGTTTTTCAGAAAAAAGAGGATATTCCCCAAAGCTTTAGATCTTGGGAAGTAATAGATGGGGATGATACTGATGTAAGACATATTGAGCCGAAAAATGTAGTAGTGGCTTTATATGCTAAAGGTAAAGCTAAAAAGGATAATAGTGGATTTGTACAGATTAAAGGTGTGCATTATGCATAAAGTTTTTGTATTAACTGAAGAGGGTGATATTGTGGCAGTTTTCTCTTCAAGAGAATTAGCCCTTCAATGTGCTAAAGAAAATGATATTAGAAACTTCAATATTCAAGAATTTACTGTGAGGGTTAAATAATGAATAAGATTATTTATTTAAGAGATTATCTTGCAGATCTATATCTAGATTGGGTGAATAATTTTCTGACTATTGAGAGATTCTCAGAATATTATGGATTAGATGAAGATGATGCTAGAGATTTATTAAAACTAGCAAAAAAATGCCATGAGCAAAGAGTAGATTTTTTAAAAGATATTGAGGAGGCGTAAAAATGCACGATATTAGAGAACAAATTAATATTATTTGGGAAGCTTTGCACTCTTACAGGGAGGATTGCATCCCTGAGAGTGATCCAAGTTATAACGAAGAGTGGGAGGATATTTGTCTCGCTATGGCAGTTATCCAAGAGGATCTAGGCGTAGAAGAGGAGTTAGACAAATGATGAAGGCATGGCACTATATGACCAATGAGGATGTCTCTAAGCTTGCAGATCAAGCCCTTAATGAGGCTTGCAGATACATTCAGGATGTCATTGGGGTAGAGACTGGGGATCTTGCAGGGATGTACTTTTCAGGCACTTATGGTGAGGCTATTGAGGCGGTCCTGAGAGGCTACATCATTTCAGAACTACAAGAAAAGAATCCTGAATTGCATCAATTTTTAGGAGAATCTAATCGTGCAGCATAATGAAATTGGTCAAATGAAGGGTGCAATTGGAGTGCTTTTATTGGATGCCTCAGATCTTTATGAGGTCATTCAAGAGGATGATTGTCTCTACTGGGTGCAATCTTTGGATGATCCTGATTCAAAACCTCTTTGCATTTCACCCTCTCAGTTTTGGCAATTATTGCCATCCCTCTGATTAGGGAATCCAAGAAAAGGGGCTTAAAACCTCTTTTTTTGGGTCTCTTAAGTAAGTGAGTGCTTACATCCTGGGATCTTGGATTTAAGCCATTTTTTGTAGTTGATGCATACCTACCATTAGGAAACGAAAAAGTAAGCTAAAAAAGCCCTTAAAATCGATTTTAGCGGGTATCTGGGCCAAGTCTCACGCACCAGTTTTTGCTGCTAAGTTAGTAAGTGCCAACTAACATCGATGATGTAAGTGAGTGCTAACTTACAAAAAACTAAGGGTTTACCCCAGGACAGGGCCATTTTTCAAAAAAGTTGCGTTTGCTTTTTAGGAAAGTGATTTAACCAATTTTTTGAAGTTCAAAGTTTTTGAAACTTTTGAAATTAGAAAGGGTTTTCATTTTCAAACCTGGCTGACAAAAGTCTCTCAATTGTTTTATTCAGGGCATCAAGCTCATCCATTTTTTTAATGTGCCACATTCTTTTCTGTCCATGCCATCCAAGGGTAGAGTTTGTGTGGCAGTCTGGGCATAGGGCTATGCAGGTGTACTGAAGACCCTGCTTTACATGGTGAGCATCGGATGGTCCTGAAGCATCACATACTGAACAGGGAAGAGATTTGACTTGGGCAAGGTGTAATCTTTCCTTTGCATTCAGTTTGTTGTTCATTGGGTTGCCCTGATTTCCATTCTGGCTGAGTACTGGTTGGTTCTCCATACTTCCACCCTTGCTTGGGCAGCGGTCATCAACCAACGATACTTCTCTTCTTTTTCCACGGCTTGCCTGATGCCCTCTAAAACTTCTAAGTACTCTTCATGGGCATAAGCATAGGTTTCCTGTTTACCGAGAACTTCAGTTCCTGCCTGGCTCATCAGTTGAGCCTTCTTTGATTTGCGGAACTCCTCCAAGTACAGGCGATCCGCTTTCGACTTTGCGTACAAGGGTGCGGTGTCTATCAAATATTGAATTGCTTTGTCGGGGCTGCTCTCCATGTATCAATCTCCAATGTTTTTCTGCCAATCTGCGAATACCCTCGGACAAAGAACCATTTCCCGCCAAGGTCAAAGCCTGTTCATGGACAGGCGCTACCCTTGCTCGGATAGTCCTACCCTCTTCGCTGATCTTCTTTCGACCAGCGCCTTTTCTGGAGCCGCCACGTTGTTTCATGGCTTGAATTATAGCTACAGAATCAATGTATCGCTTTTAGTACAAATCTGATGGTTTCGCCATCGTCTTCTTGGAAGACAGTTTCAAAGTCTGCTTTGTAGATATTCCTGAAGTCTGACATTGGAGTCTTGCCTACTTGTCTCTCATACTCTGCTTGCGACAGGAAGACTAATTGCTCTAGCTGCATGACCCTTGTGTGGCTTGGATCACCATAAGCCCAGACTGAAGTTCTTGATGGGCAAGTCGCAAAGAAGTGTCCATTGGGTTTTAGAAGTCTCCAGAACTCTGAGAACTGGGCAAAGAAAAGTTTGTAGTCACCCTGTTGTCCAAGATGCTCTAGAACCTCGTAAGCATGGATCTCGTCAAACTCTTGGTCTTTAAATGGAAGTGGAAGCTCCATCAAGTCCCACACCACATTTGGATTGTGGTCAGAGTTGTAGTCCAGAGTGGTTAAGTTATCCCACTCTTTAGTCTTATCTGCGGTCAATCTCTTTGTGTGATTTGAGCCACAGCCAATTAAAAGTTCTTTTTTCATGCTTTTATCTCTATTTGATTAACCAAATCTTCAACCACTGGAATGAAGTTGATGCTTAATGCTTTATCTATTAATCTGATTGATTCATTAATCATTTCATCATAAGCAGAGTCTGTTTTCTGTATTGCAGCTAATGTAAATCTAGCATCTTCTAATGCTTCTATATCTGCACTATTAGCTTGGTAAATCAATTCAATATTTGTCATTTTGGGCCTTCGTAATGTCTGTAAATAGGGGCTACTTCATCTCTACCGCATCTTCTACTATGCTCGTTTGCCTCTTGCAGTATTGGAAAAGCCCATTTGCAGTTAGTACACACCCAATAGGGTGGATTGCCTGGTGCATCTTTCTTTTGTTCAATCATGTAATTTCTACTACCTTTTCGCCATTTGACTTGATGTAATTCTTTGTTTTCATAATGTATTTCTCAAATTCAGACCTTGTGATACTGGATTGTTGGAGATCTGCATACTCAATCAAGTCTCTGATTGCTTTGATTCCTTGTCCATCCAAACCCATCTGGAGTGTCTCTTGGTAGCGTAAAGCGGCCTTATGTAGGCTTTCCTGTGCTTTCTCGCAGATAGGGAGTACTTCAGGACCCACCCCATTTTTTCCCATCATCTCACTTAGATTAAGCACATCAACAAGGACTCGCCAATCATGGATAGTCCCTTGCCCCTTAGTGATTGCCTCCAAAGCTGAATACTCAAGCATCCTGAGTTTGTCCAGTTTGTCCCTTTGGGTTATTGCTGCCCCCACTATTCCGTGTTGTATCGGGTCTATCAGATTCCAGACTTTGCGCTTCGTTCTTTTTCTCATTATCTCTGCCAAAGATGGCATCCCATCGGTTTGAGTATTCTTCGTTAGTTACTGAGAACGGGCGACCCGTTGACCCTTTGCTCATAATTTTTCTCCCTAAGTGCTAGTTCTATGTCTTTTGCAAAATCGTGCATGATTACCGAATCTGGTGAAAACTTACTTGAGATATTCCATAACTCACACCTTTCTTTGTAAGTCAGACCAACCCAAGGCTTTTCAGGAGTGTCTACCACCTCTAGCAAAGCATCGTGAGCCTTATTTAAGTCGGTTGTTTCACCAGTCCAATGCCATAAATGCAAGGCATCTAACGCTAATTTAATTGCTTCGTCTTTGCTCATTTTTTAAAACCCCTTACAAATGATGCAAATGACTCAGCAGTAGTGCCAAAAGCTTTGAGCTTGTCAATCTCTAACGCCAACTCTTCTATTGTTTTATTTCGTACAGGACAGTTTCTTCCTTGGTTGCAGTCATAAGTACAACAGTCCATGCCACTACTCTTTGGTTTGTTTTCACGCTCAATACGCTCAAACTCATAATCTTCATCAGATTTCATGTGTTTCTCTCCTTTAACAAGGCAATGGCTTGAGAAACAGCACTCTCTTGTCCTAGATTTTTGTTGTAAAACAAGTCTGTTAACTCATCATTTGTTAGACCAACCCATGTGCGCTGTGGTGGGGTTGTGTAGAGAGGTTCACATCGGTCGTCTTTTTGGCGTTCAATATATGTAGCGTAATTCCACACCCAATAACCATCTTCAACAGACATCCGATACCGCCAAGCCACAGGCTCCTGCTCTGGCTGTGCCAAGGCTTCTTTGATGGCATCACGCTCTAATTTATAAGCGTCATCATTTCCTATTTTTGCTTCATGTTCCAACGCCTCTAGCGCCAGCTTCAATGCTTCTTTAGTCATATCTTCACCTGTAGAGATATAGGGATGTAAATACAAGCCTTGTCTTTGCTGTTCTTAACATTGACAGGATTAGGCAGTAACCGCCTTTTACAGTTACTGCACTTGGCATCAGGTTGTTTTGGTTGGCAGCCAAGAATCATGGCACATAGTCTTCGGTTTGCTTGTAGTTCAGCTTGTGGTGCTGAAAGCGCATGGCGGCTTCCATCTCTAGTTCTTTGAATTGTTCATCAGAAAACAAGCCAATGACATCTTTGCCCTCAAACCAAACTTCAATGATGGACTCGTTGTAGGTTGTTTCGCCATCGTATTCGTATTCATATACGACAGTAACGATCTCGCTACCTGCACCAGTGGTTGTGTCAAATTTCCAAGTTTTTTCCATGATTCACTCCTGTTAAAAATTACACTTTATCAATGATTTATTGGCTTTTGAATAGGGACTTACCCTAAGTCTTCTTTGACCATCACATCAACCGCAGGAGTTTCCGCATACTCCTTTGTGATGTGCAAACTCACTACTTGCTTGTCGTCCAGATAGACAATCCCATTCATAGCGTCTAAGAAACACTTGGCTATGTTGTCAATGTCAGGCTTCTTGGTTGGCCTGATATGGTTTTCCAGAGCATCCTTGCGCTTCTGTTTAGAGAAGGATGTTGGTATTCCAACCCTGATGTAGATGGCAACAGTAACTGGAGTCTCAAGCGGCTCTGAACTACCCATTGCAGCTTTAGCCATCATCCTGATTTCATCCTCATAGGTCTTTGTCTTCTGAGGAGTGTAGGTAGACACAAAGTTGCCTCGCTTTGCGAACCTGGGCCGTCCCTTTCCTACTGGCTCTCCAAAGACTGTGAATATGGTCATAAAGGTCATTTCAGGAGTTCCCATGCTGTGGCGGCACAGAGTGGTACTTGTCCATTTCCAATGGCTTTAAGTCTGTCCACCCTAGCGTCCACCCCATGAGCCACTCTACCCAAGTCGGGTTCAACTGCCCACCAGGAACTGTTGGCTCCGTAAATGTTTTGTTCTTCGTAGCGCCCCTTTCGGCAGCGTAGTCCAGTCTGTCCCTCAGTTTCCCTGATTGACCTGCTCCCTTGTAGTCTGTCGCACATGGAGTCGGAAAGTTCTCTCTCTCCAATTGGGCTACTGCGCTCACCAGAGATACTTGATGGATCTTCTTTGCCATCAGTTCGGCACTCATTGGACCCCTCTTGCCATCCCAAGCGTTCGGAGTCGGAAACATCCTTCTGCCCACAATTGTCTCCAAGTTGGGATTCCTCTTTTTGTCCCATGCTGAATCTGGAGTTATCGTTGATGCCATCGCTGAACAACTGCGAGGAGTCGGGAACATCTCCTTCGGTGGTGGATAAACAACTTGCTCTCTCAGAGTTGAGTGAGTTGATCTGCCCTTCCTGTTGTTCTGGTACTGGCGCTCCAAAGCTTCTGGATTGCGAGGAGGTAGAGCATCCATCACTGTTGGCGTTAGGAAAAACTCTGGTTCTGCTTGTTTGGTCCAGGTCTCCTGAATCTCTGGGTTGCTCAGACAGAAGTTGACTCCTCCCTTGGCTTTCCAAGATGCGCTCGTTGGCTTGCTTCTGTAGTCCGATGCTTGCGGTGTTGGTAGCTTCTCCACGAATCCAAATTCGATCTCTTTGGTGGTTTGCACCAACGTCTTTTGCTCCCACAACTCCCCATTTCGCATCAAACCCCATTGAGGAAAGGTCTCCGAGAACGGTTCCAAGTCCCCTAGAAGTGAGCATTGGTGAGTTCTCCACAAAGACGAATCTGGGTCCCACTTCGCAAATGATCCTCGCCATTTCACGCCACATTCCAGATCTTTCGCCATCAAGTCCATCTCCTTTTCCTGCAATTGAGATGTCTTGGCAAGGAAATCCTCCCGATACGACATCAACAATGCCTCTCCAAGGTCTTCCGTCAAAGGTTTGAACATCATCCCAAATCGGGAAAGGCGGGAGAAGGCCGTCATTTTGTCGGGCGGCAAGTACGCAAGCTGCGTATGGCTCCCATTCAACGGCACAGACTGTTCTCCATCCGAGAAGTTGTCCCCCAAGAATACCTCCACCAGCACCTGCGAATAAAGCCAACTCATTCAAGGTTACCTACTTTCATTTGTGTTAAATAATTTCTAACTCGATCTCTTGCTCCAGAACCATAGATCCTTTCGCAATACTCAAGTCGGGCACGAACAAAGTCATTGTTTTTTGTTGTCTGCCAAGAACGGAATATTTCCCTTGCTTCGGCTTGCTCCAATCTGACTCTGTCGCCTTCATTGGATATGACTTTTCTTGAATACGCCATAGGTGTTTACTCTAGGTCACCAGTAAGTTCTAAAGCTTTGTTTATCAGATAAAGCGGAACATCTTTTCCATCTTTTACTTTGTCTAACAAAATCATTGCCTCAAAGTAATTCATGCTTTCCTCCGCAACTCAGCCATTTTTGCTAACACTTCTAAGGGAATAGGTACTGCTTTTTTTGCATCTTCTTCTATTTTCAGCAATGCAAGGTTAGGCTCATTTTTTGATGGAACTGTGAGCCTACCAATGTCAGCAGGGTTAGCTTTCAAAGCTTTTGTGTTTCTCACCCAATTACGCCATGTTGCATCCCAATCTAACTTCACACCTTTTTGACCTGGTTGTGCAATCCAATAATCTTTGAACTGTTCAGCAACCTGCCGAACATCAATATCAGGTCTTTCCTGTAAAGCCCATTCACCCATTGACTTTGTCAAAAACCAATCTTGAGTGAGGCGTGAGCCTCGCTTATTCTTATCTTTCTTTGTATCTGATTCTGTATCTGTATCTGTATCTATAGCGTTACTTTGGCGTTTCTGTAACGTTTCATTGGCGTTACTTTCCTGTTTCTTTTTCTGACGATGCTTCGCAACCCGCATGGTGCTTGAGTCTGAGACAAATTGGCGTTTATCCCAATTTAATAAATTCCAATGCTTATCAATGAAATTCTTGCTGACAAACAGTTGTTTAGTTTCAAGTAATTCAGCTTCTGATAAGCGTAGTTGAAACGCTATCTCTGTTTCATGTAACGTTTCAAGTGTCTCGCTACATCTAAGGCACATAAGCATGACATAGCGTCTCTGCATAGCCTCTGAAAGCATTTGAATTTTAGGATCGTGTGCGAACTCCGAATAGAGTCGAAACCAAGGATTAGCCATAATTTGAACCGCTTTTTAATAAACCCTTAGAAAGAAACTGCGGCAGGAGAAGGGTTAACTCTTTTCGGTTGGGTAGCAACTCCCAACCTAGCCGTGTTTCAAAACATTGTATCAAATAAACTGATTATTTGTGATTTCTTTAACTGGCTTTGGTCTGCCAAGCAATCTTTTGGCTTGTGCGTTCATTACAGCGTACTCTGATTTGCTGAAGATGCCTTTGGCGTTTCTGATGTCAAAAGGATTTAGTAAGCAGCGATCCTTGTCCTCTGGTTTGACCAGGTTCTCAACAAGGGTGTATTTAGCAATCCAGTAGCGTCCTACTTTGACCTCTTCTGTCGTTAGATCACCCTTGTATCTCAGCTTCTTAGCGGCAGACAAAACAGCAGACTTTGGCAATCCTGTCAAACGACAGAGTTCCTCGGAGGTCATTGGCCCATTTTGTAGAGCCTCAATGATTGTTTCTTGGGTCATTTGTAAAGGTTCTCTAGGTTTATTTTTCGGTCCAGATGTATCTCTAATGCTCTGCCAAGCAAAGCAGTCATACTGGCCTCCAAGTCCTCTGGTAGGTCTATGTAAGCGTCTGCCATTGACTCAACATAAGTGAGCAATCTTTCAGCGCATTGGTATTCGGTTTTTTCAATGTTCATACTCAGAATGGTAGCGTTGTTTTTTTACTTGTCTATTAGGGTTTATCCTAGTACAAAAGGCTAAAAAGGTGTGGCACATTATCGGTGTGGGCAGTAATTAAGCCACATTTTTGATAAACAAATAGGAGTGAATATGAAGCAATCAGCGTTTCCAATATCGGGTTCTCAGTATCGACACACAGAAGGCATGACATTGCGTGACTACTTTGCGGCTAAGGCTATGCAAGGTGCTATTGCACATGGCCTGTTTAATACTGACAAAGCAAATGTAGGTTATGCAGAATACATAGCAAATATTGCTTATGTTTATGCAGACGCAATGCTGAAAGCAAGGGGCTAATAATGCCAATGCTTAATGGCAAGAATGTCGTAGACCTTGAGGTAGATGGAGTAGATCCAAGAGATTATCCAGATTTCTGTGATGCCTACTTCTCAAGCGCATCTTACGAAGATGGAACACCTTTGACAGAAGATGAGTTAAATCAACTCACTGATCTGGCAGGTGATGTTCTTTGGGAAATGGCTTTCGATAGGATGTTATGAAATCACTATTTCAAACCTATTTGGAAGAGTTTTCTGACATTAAATACTGTCCTTATTGTCTGACAATCAAGGGAAACAGAATAGTTTGCTGCCAAGAAGCAGACTTTATTGAGTTCAAGGAATTAGACCTGGACCAACAAACACAAATCATTGATCAAGAGTTAAATACATATCTTTAAGGAAAAATCATGGGCGTACATAAAAAGTTAATGGAAGCAAGAATTGCACTGCAAGCGGCTCCACTCAAGAAATCAGGCCACAACAAGTTTGCGGGATACCAATACTTTGAATTGGGCGACTTTCTGCCAACAATCAATCAGATCTTCTACAAGGTTGGTTTGTGCGGTGTAGTGTCGTTTGACAAAGAATTGGCTACTCTGTGCATCACAGATACAGATGATGGCTCTCAGATCGTTCTGACAAGCCCTATGGCAGATGCCAATCTAAAGGGATGCCATCCCATCCAAAATTTGGGCGCTGTTGAGACGTACACACGGAGGTATTTATGGGTATCCGCTATGGAAATTGTGGAACATGATGCCTTAGACTCTTCTGCTCCTTTAAAAGAAGAGAAACAAGCCCCTGTGATTACGCCAACTCAGGGTGCAACAGACAACATTCCTCCAGAGGAATTACAGTACTTGCAAGAGATGGCAGTTGAATTT